AAGATTAATGAATACACCAATAAAGTAGCTAACTTATGATAGATAAAATCAAAGCCGAGATAATTAAAGCTAATAGGACCAGTGCAATAGAAGACCTAATAAATTCTAATCTAAAGTTAGCCGGTTATTTATTTCTTTTAAACGAAATGGAAGCAGAGATACACAAAGGTTACATTGATGCTTACACTACCAGGAAGATAGAAGAGGCAAGATTATTTGTAGAAGGCGAAGGAACGCAAGGTAACAAAGAAAAACAGGCTATAATAATGTCCGAGCCTTACCGAGTAATAGAAGGTAAGTTTGAAACAAGATTAGCAGAGGTTAAGAATATTAGATTTAGTACCAATTCTTTTATAGATGTGCTTACGCAAAAGATTAACTATTTACGAAAGGAATACGAACTTTCTAAAAATGTAATAAAATAGCTACCTTTGTTGTAAATAACAAAAGATAACAAATGTTTGAAAAAGGCAAAAGCGGTAATCCGAATGGCAGACCACAAGGTGCAGTAAGCCAAAAAAGATTAGTATTGGACAACTTTGTCAATATTATAATTGAAGAGGGAACGGATAGATTTAACCAAGAACTTAACTCTTTAGAGGGTAAAGACTTTGTGCAGTCTTATCTTACCTTACTTGAATACGCAAGACCAAAACTTGCTCGTACAACTTTAGAAGGCGATGCAAACAATCCTATACAAGCCAAAATAGTATTTGAAGAAATAAGAACCTATGCACCTATCGGAAAAGCAGACCATAGCGATTGAGTTAATCGAAGACAATAAGACTAAAGAGATTATCTATGGTGGTGGTGCTGGAAGTGGGAAGACTGCTTTAGGTGTTTATTCTATCTTAAAGAATGCTTTAAAGTATGATGGTTCAAGGTGGTTAATAGGTAGAGCGGTGTTAAAGACACTAAAGGAAACTACTCTTAATTCTTTCTATGATGTTACCAGGATGCAAGGATTAAAAGCAGGTACTCACTATCAGTTTAACGCTCAATCCAATATTATTACCTTTCAAAATGGTTCAACAATATTACTTAAAGATTTATTCCAATATCCTTCCGACCCACACTTTGATGAATTAGGTTCTTTAGAAATTACAGGAGCGTTTGTAGATGAGTGCAATCAAATAACCGAGAAAGCCTGGAATATTGTTAAGTCTCGAATAAGATATAAAATAGATGAATTTGGTTTGATACCAAAGATGTTAGGAACTTGCAACCCTGCAAAAGGATGGGTTTATAATAACTTCTATAAGCCACACAAGGAAGGTAAGCTACAAGATGACAAAGCATTTATTCAAGCGTTAGCAATAGACAATCCTTTTATATCTCCGCATTATATTGAATCTTTAAAGACTTTGGACAATCAAAGTAGGGAACGGTTACTTTATGGTAATTGGGAGTATGATGACAACGATAATGCTTTAATAGGTTATGATAAGATTATTGATATGTTTACTAATGAGCATATTCCAAATGGTAAAGGATATATCTCTGCCGATATTGCACGATTCGGTAAAGATAATACTTTGATAATGGTTTGGTCAGGCTTTAGAGTTATTGAGATACATAAGTTGTCTCATAAGGCAACAAGCGAAGTAGCAGCATTCATTAAACATTTAAGTAAAAAACATTCAATTCCTTATTCTCAAATCATTTGTGATGAAGATGGTGTGGGTGGCGGTGTGGTTGATTACGGATTTAAAGGATTTGTAAACAATAGCAAAGCCTTAACAGGCAACTACATTAACTTAAAATCGGAATGCTACTACAAACTTGCAGAGTTAATCAATGAAGCTGGAGTGTGGGTTATGACCGAAGATGTAACAATCAAAAAAGAATTAACCGAAGAACTTGAATGGGTACAAAGACACAACGCTGATAAGGATGGTAAACTTGCGGTGCTACCAAAAGACAAAGTAAAAGAACATTTAGGTAGAAGTCCCGATATAAGTGATGCACTAATGATGCGGATGTGGTTTGAACTCAAGAAGTTTGACTTCGTAGTTATGTAAATTTATCGTAAATTTGTAAAAATAATTGCTTATGAATCTCATACAAAGAATTAAAGCTGCTATACTACCTACTCAAGGTTCAGATGCGGGCAACAAATACAATCAATCTTTATTCTCTTATTTCAATGGTATATTCTTTAACATACCTAATAATCCGAGAGCGTATGTAAGAAGTGGCTATCAAGGCAACCCTGATGTATTTGCTATTATAAATATGATTGCTAAAAAAGCTGCTTCAGTTCCTTTTTATGTTTATGTGGTAGACAACAAAAAGAGTTTTAATAGAATAAAAAATAATCCTATTAACTTACTTAAAAAGGGATTAACGGAAGTTGAAGGAACGGACCTAAATAAGCTAATTGCAAGACCTAACGAGATGCAAAGCCAACAAGAGTATATCGAATCTTTAGTTTCATTCTTAGAGATTACTGGAAACGCTTACTCTTATAAGTTTATGCCAGAGGTAGGAAGAAACAAAGGAGTACCTACAAAACTTTATCCTTTACCTTCTCAATTTACACAAATTATAGGTAGTGGAACATTTGAACCTATAAGTGCTTATAAGCTACAAATAGGAAACCAAGAGATAGAATTTAAAGTAAACGAAGTAAACCATATTAAGTTTTTTAACCCTGATTATAATGTAAGTGGGAATCAATTATACGGAATGTCTCCTTTGATGGCTGCTTGGGAAACTGTTTCAAGTTCAAACGAGGGTACAAGGGCAAAAGCTAAAGCATTTATTAATGGTGGTGCAGCAGGTCTTTTATTTAGTGGTGATAAGGATGCAATGTTAGATGGCGAGCAGATTAGTAAGATTAACCAACAAATAGACACAAAGCTAACAGGTGCAGACAACTATAAGAGAATAGTAGCTACCAATGGAATTGTTGATTATAAGCAAATCGGAATGAGTCCAGCAGACTTAGAGATTATTAAATCAATAGGTGCGGATAGAGATACTTTATGCAGAGTGTTTGGAGTAGACCCAATTTTAATGGCTACGGATTCAGCTTCTTACAACAATAAAGAAATGGCTTACAAAGGTTTGGTAACTAATACGGTTATTCCTATCTTAAATATGATTAGAGGTATGTTTAACGAAGTTGCTTTATACTACTCTTTAAGAGATGGTGTAGAATACTACATTGACTACGATGCACAAGCATTCCCTGAAATGCAAAAGGATATGGAGAAGATAGTAACACAGATGAAGGAATCTTGGTGGATTACTCCTAATGAAAAAAGGGACGCTATGAATTACGATAGAATAGAAGAATCGGATATGGATAGAATTTTAGTTCCTACTAACTTAACCTATCTTGATGAATTAGGAATGTCGGATAAAGCATTATAATGAGCCAAGAAGAATTTGATATCAAACTACAACAATACCTTGAAGTGTACGGTTATCGTATGTTTTCAAAGGCATTGAAACAATCTATTCAACCTATTATAGATGCTTTAAACGAATCGGAATCGGTTGCGTTTACTAACTCTATTGCAGGGATGCTTTACACAGGTGTTCCTATTTCCAATGCTATGCAGACTTTTTACAATACTGCTTGGAATAAACAATCAAGAGGTTATGTTAAATGGCTTAAGGCTAATTTACCACCTGAAGCGACAATAGGAGTAGGCTTTGAGAATCCTATAATGGATGCAGCTTTAAAAGATTATTTTTCGACCATAGGTGGGCAACACATCAAAGATATTAACGATACAAGTTTAAGAAGGGTACAATCAGCATTCCAAACGGCTTTAGATAATAACGAAGGTTTTAGAGGTGCAGAAAAAAGATTAATTAATGAAGTAGGAATGAATAAAACAAGAGCAAGGCTTATAGCAAGAACAGAATCAGTAATGGTTACTAACGCTTCTAAGTTTACTCAAAGTGAGTTAATGCCTATTTATATGGAGAAGACTTGGGTACACGACCATCCAAAGATGCCACGAGATTGGCATATAACTTTAAGTGGTAAGACTATTGACTTAAACGAGAAGTTTAATGCTAATGGATATATGATGAAACATCCAGGCGACCCTAATGGTGGCTTAACAAATAATGCTAATTGCAAATGTACAATGCTTACCAAAGCAAAATACGATGACGAAAATAATATCATTTATAAATAATTGCTAAAAAAGTTAGTATCTTTGTACTATCATAGTTTGGTGTTTTGGTTTTAGGGTGGGTAGGTAACTACTCACTCTTTTTTAAAC